CACCATCTTTTCTATACCTTGATGATGAAGTTAGTGATCTGACCAGGTTGCAAGTTAGGGTGGTTTTGATCGCCACCAGTGTTTGACATACCTGTTGAGTTATTGAGCGAAGTAGACGAGTAAGCGTAACCTGAACCGTCACCACCAGCTGATCCTGCTTTGTTGGTGCTGTGGTTGTGAGCTGGCATCTGAGCGGTAACAAGTTGGTGAACGTCCGTACCACCTGTTTTACCGAGTGTTTGAGGATCGTCGATAAGCGAGAAGCGAGCTGCAGTGTTAGTGCCAGCCGTGACACCCGTACCAGTAGATAGGGTGAGAGTAGTTCCAGAGATGGCAGTAATTGTGATACCTGCAGGCACATTAGCACTGATGACCTTCATACCGATAGACAGGCCAGTGGCCGAACCGACAGTAGCAGTGGCCGAACCGTTGGTAGTCGTGATTGTGCTTGTACGTTGGATACGGTTGGCAGCAGAACCACCCATAGCATCGTTACCCACTGGGACGCGTCCACGAAGGTCAGGCAGGTTGAAAGTGGTCGAGCCGTCACCAGATCCATAAAGGTCGCCTAGAATGGCGTACAGGCTTGAATAAGTGCTTCGTGAGACAGCCTGGCCATAACATAGAAGCCATGAGCTGTTTGGTGCACTAGTGCCACCGAAAGGCAGGATCGAGCCTACAGGTACTAAAGCGTTCGCAACAGATGTCGCGAGCTTGCTTAGAAGAACACCACCATCTTCCAGGTTGTCTTCGTCGATGTGCCCGTTCAATACGGACAGAATGGCGAGAATAGGCCCGCTGATGTCTACTGCATCTGCGTCTTCGCCGTCGTTTGGTAGTGTTGGGTTTACTGTAGGCATATTTTTATTTCCTTCTTGTGCTTAGTTTATCACTTTTGTCGTTTTCGCGCACTAAATGAGCGGTCGTTAATTGGGATCAATAACTCTTCAATTCGCTTGTTCCATTCAGGATCATAGTTCGGCGAGTCGCCGTATTGTTTGAAGAAGCCATCGAAGCGATCGTTGACAGTATCATTGTACTCCTGGGCTCGACGCTTGGCCTCCTGGATTTTGCCTTCCTTAACAAGCTCTGTGACGCGTTTTGAGGCCCGTGTACGCGCCGATTGTGCTGGGTTGTATGCTTTATAGAAAGCATCGGTATCAGCGCCTCCTGGGGCTCCTACGAAGCGACGGGAGATGCTTTCGCTTAGTGATCGGCCACCGACTGCTTCATCGGGTGCGCCAGACACGCGGTCGATGGTATTGATTGCGTTCGTGCCGACTTCACCAAAGGTTTGACGGATCCACTGGTCCACTTTAAGCGGTGACGTGTTGAATAGACCCGCGATGTGGCTTGTGAGCTGCGAGTAGTGTTCATACTTCTGATCCTGTGGCTCCTGGTCCTTCAAATAATCAGGGACGATGTCTTCACCCGTAAAGAAGTTTTTGTTAGTGATCGCCTCGGCCGTTGGCTTCAAGATCTGAGGCGTAACAGATGACAAGAACTTGTTCGGGTCAGAGAAGTCGATAGGGGTCATTGTGCTGCCGAAGTCGGCTGCAACAGATCCACCTTCGTCGCGCAAGAAGCCCGCAACGTCGCTGTCAGGGTTGCCAGACTTGTACTCGATAAATTTGCGAACTGGCTCGGCGAACTCTTTGAAGCCTGGCGGTTTCTTCATCAAGAATACGCCGTCCCACTTGTTTTTCTCTTCATTCCACTTAGCGTTTGGACCGACAATCACATAGTTGGTTTCTTTGACGTACTCAGGGATCGTATCATAGATGGCCTTGCGATCTGGATCTGATACGTTCCAGGCAGTGCTGGCTGCAATAGGCATACCAATCAAGGCTGCAGTTTTAGCTGCGAACGAAACAGGGCGCTCGGCTGCGTTACGAAGCATGACACGATTACCCTGGATGGCAGCGTTAAAGTACGGGATGAAGCTGTTGACTACACGGCCATAAGTACCCATCTCCAAGAAGTCGACAGAGTTTTCGCGAGCAGCCTGGTTTGCGATCTTAGCAGCATTATCGAGCCCCTCTTTCTGAGCCTGTTTGTAGACACCGCGGTAGTTTTGGATACGAGTCGCGTTCTCTGTTACGCCAATGAGATCTTCCATGCTGCGGAAGAGTGTGCGGAAGCCTTCTTTTGGATTTTTAATATCGGTGTAGATATTCTGGCCCAGTTGCTTCAAGCTCTTTTTGGTGTTTTTGCCGATCAGGCCCTTGTCGGTCAGGTATTCCGCCAAAGGAGTAGCATCGTCAGTGCTCTTGACGAGTGAGTTTGCCACCTTCTCGGCAGTTGCTTTTTTGGTGTACTGGTTGATGTTCAGCGCACCCTTATTGCCCTTGAGATACTGTTGCAGGATCTCTTGATCTGCAGCGTTCAATGGTCGTCCGATCGTCATGAATAGCGAGTGAATAAAGTTACTCGGGTTGTGTGTGGCAAAAAGGTTCTTGCTGTTGATAGCAGATCCCACTTGGTCGGCTACGAAGTTAGGCAGCGCGAAGCCAGCGTTCAGTCCAGTGGTACCGTACTTAAACACGTTGTTGCTCATACGCAAGAAGTTATTCATGACATTTTGCTGCTGCTTATCCCAGTTGTGGACGGCAGAAGCGATGACGGGATCGACTTTTACGACATTTTCGACACCATCATCCAAGAAGCTCAGACTGGTCATACCGCTCTTGTCGACGGTAGTCTTCATAGAGTTGGCTTGGTTCCACATACCGCTGCGCTGTGCGTGCAGATCGGCTAAGTCGCGGTTCAATACCTCGATGCGGTCAAGTAGTGGTTCGAGTTTCGTGTTGCGACTCTCAAGCATACGTCGGACCTTGCGGAGTTCGACGCTATCCATAGATACCAGTTTGTCGGTGATTTCGCGCACGCTGAAAATGCCGTCTTTTCCACCAGCTTTTGCATCGAATTCCTTCATGAAGTTCTTGAGCTCTTTCGACAGTTCGTTTCGGCCCTTGCGGTTAAGCGCGGTAATTTCTTTCTTGAGCTCGTTGGCTGCGTTTTTGTGGGTACGGATTGCCTTGTTCAATTTGTTGACGACACCCTTACCTTCTTTGAGCTCGGTCAATAGGCCCTGTTTTTCGCGGACCAGATCAGTGCTGCGGACCAGTTTGGCCTCACCAGCTTCATCGAGCAGACTGTACAGAGTCTTTGCAGCTTTGTTACGGTACGCTTCGACGTGGGCCATCTGTGCAGTTTTGATTGCCGTTTCCAGAGGTGAGAGTAGTTCGGCCGATGCGTACTTGTTACGCTTCTGGATCGCATCAGACTTTGTGATAGAGGCTTTTGAGCCCGCGCCCTTGCCAGCTGGCTTGTCGAGCATCCAGTTTGGCAATTCACGCTGTTGACGAACATAGTCGAAGCCCTCGTCGGCAAAACGATCGTAGTCGGCCTTGCTGATCAGGCCATTTTCAAGACGGAAGTCGTTAATGTCTTTGTAGAACTGGACCAGGCCATCGTACTCTTCGGCGTGGCTATCAGTGCCGACTTTGGCAAGGCGTTCGTTGAGCTCGCCGAGTTTCTTCTCTGAGAATTGCTTTTTACCAGCCGTGGCCAAGTCGATTTCTGATCGTACTTTGGCGTATTCATCGAAGGCTTTTCGGCCCGCCACAACATCAGGGTTTTTAGCCTGGATGCCTTCGACCACTTTCTTCATACCAGGATCGTTTTCGATAAAGTCCTGGGCGTAGCTTAGTGCGCGGTTGCTGTTACCAATCGCTTCACGAGCAGCAAGATAGGCCCCGTTGGTTTTACCTTCGAAGTCGGAGCGCTTGAGTGTCTTATAGAGTGGGTGCATATCTGTTACCCACTTGGTCATGAAGTCGTCTTTCATGTCGATCAACTTCTGGCCTGTTTTGGTGGTGCTCAGTACGTCGCCAGTCTTGTAAGCGAGCTTTTGGCCACCCTTGCGGAACATAGCGTTCAGACCACCGACAACGCCCTTTTCACCGATTTGCTGCAGTCCCTCAGAGATAGGCTTCGCGCCATCTTTTGTGAGTGCTTTAACGATTTGATCACCACCAGCTTTGTCGATTGCTTTTGCGAACTTACCGACTATAGGCAGCGCGAGATCAACGCCCGTACCAATCAGGGCGTTT